GGCCGAGGGCGGAAGGGCGAATTTCGCCGTCTCGCGCATCACCCAGGCGTCCTGAAGCAAGGTCGCCCCAATGGTGTTCGCCTGGGTCGCGTCCATCACCAGCGGCAAGCTGGAAGTCGCGACCCGATTGGCGCTGCCGACCAGCCGTCGCGCTTCCACGCTGGCTTGGCGGTAATCCTGGTCGCCATCGATATAGCTGACGCGCGAGACCTGCGGTAGATCGCTTTCCTGCGCCCGGACGAAGGAATAGCCGAAACTCGCTTCTCCATCCGGCAGAACCAGATCGGCGGCGGCGCAATTGAAAAGCTGCGCCCGCCCCCGCATCACGAAACGAAGGCTGCCCTGGCTTTCCACCGCATCGAAAAAGGCAGCGGTGGCGAGCGGCGTGATGGCGTCGCGCGGGGCCATGGCGTCGGTGACGGCATAGCCGGTGACGATTCCGTCCAGCCCGGTCACGTCATAGGCGGTGAACCCGGCATCCTCGCACAACGCTCCCACCAGATCGCCCAGCGCCACCGCGCCCAGCCGTCCGTTCAGCCAATGGCCGAACTGGTAATTGGCGGCATCGCCCCAAACATCGTCGCGCGCCGGAAAATAGGGATAGGGCCGCGCATCCCAGCACCACAGATAAATGTTGCCGACATCCAGCATCGGCGCGGAATAGGGGCCGGATACCGGATTGTTCGCGGCATCGTTCCAGAACGCCAGATGCGCTTCCAGAAAGCGCCGCTGCATCAAGTCGTCGCGGGCGCCGTTGGAATAGTACGGTGAGGCGCTTTCGCTTGATTTTGGATCGTAGAAAACATTCGGCTGGTTGGCGCCCTTGTCGATGGCGGGACAGCCCAGTTCGGTCAGCCAGATCGGCTTGGATTGCGGTGTCCAGGCCGTGGGCGTGCCGCTCTCGGCGCCTGAAGGCCGATCGTAATGGGCGTTCGACCACCAGCCCCACAAATCTTTCGGCCGCCAGACCCAGGGCTTGCCGAGGCCATCGGTGATGGGCGTGCGCAGTTGCGCGTCGCGATCGGCTGGAGAGGCATAATACCAATCATAATCCTCGCCACCGCGGATGTTGGATGTCAGATAGGCCTTGTCATAGATCGAGGCCGCGACGGCATAATCCAGATGCGCGGTGCCGTCGCGCCAATCGGCCAGCGGCAGGTAATTGTCGATGCCGATGAAATCGATATTCGTGTCGCTCCACAACGGATCGAGATTGAACAGCACCGCGCCTGCGGCATCGCCGGTCTGGTGATTGTTGTATTCCGACCAGTCGGCGGCATAACCGATCTTGGTGCCGGCCCCGACAATGGCGCGTAACTCCGCCGCCAGACTCTTCAGCGCCGCCACGGCGGGATAGGAGGTCGCCCCGTCGCGCACCCGCGTCAGGCCGCGCAGCTCCGAGCCGATCAGAAAGGCGTCGACCCCGCCTGCCGCACCACACAGATGGGCGTAGTGCAGCACCATGCGCCGCCAGCCCCAGTCGGTGCCGCCGGTCCAGGCCACGCTTGTGCCACCGACGGAAAAATCCGCCGCCGTCGCGCCGCCGAAGAAATTGCCCACCTGGCTTGTCGCCGCGGCGGTTTTGTCGGGAGAGCCGCTCTCGCCGGGCGCCGGAGCACAGGTGATGCGGCCGCGCCAGGGATAGACGGGCTGGCCGCTTGCGCCGGTATAGGGATCGCTCAGCACATTGCCGGCCGCGATATCCATGAACAGAAAGGGACAGAACATCACCTTGAGGCCCCGCGCCTTGAGGTTCTGGATTGCCGCCACCACACTCTGGTCGGACGGCGTGCCGCCATAGGCAGGGCGGCCGTTCACCTGGCTGACCAGATGGGCGTCGCCCCGGGCTACACCGTCCACGCTCCAGGTTTCGGGATAGGTGGTCTTGGGCGACGCTTCGACACCGGGCCGGATCGTGACCGCGCCACAGTTGAGATTGTCGCCGAACCAGCCCACTACCAGCGACGCCGCCTTGAGATTGGGCGCGCTCGCGGCCAGATCGTCGAGGGAGGCCAGCATGTCGGCCTCGCCGGTCACGCCATGGACATTTTCCGCGACGGAGCCGCCCGCTCCATCGTCTTCGAACACCGCTTCCGTGGCATAGACGAACTCGCCGGCACCGGGAATCAGCGCCACACCGGTCAGCCGGTTCTCCAGACTGTCCGGATCGTCATGACCGATGCTGCGGATCAGCTCGAATTGCAATTGCGGAATGCGGTTTCCGAAATCGGCAAGCTGCATATCCTCGAACACGACATAGCAAAGGCCGCGATAGGCCGGCGTGTTGCCGGAGCCTTCGATATCGGTGATGAGAGGATCGGGCGCTTGCGTCTCGCTGCCGGCGTAAAAGCGGATCGTCTGTTGTGACAGGTCGAGCAGATTGCCGTTGGCCCAGACCCGCCCCAGCCGCGTCGCAATTCCTTCGCTCAGCCCAACCGCAAAGGAGATGGAATAGGTATAGTCGGTCTCGGTGACGGTGGTGGAAGCCCCGCCTTTGCCCCCGCTGCTGGTCTTGGTGGTGGTCGCGGTCTCCTTGAATTGCGACGCCCAGATCAGTTGCCCTGCCAGGCGCATGCGGCCGAACAGGCGCGGGATCGCGCTGCCTTCGGTCGATGCCTGGATATTGACGTCCGACAGGCGCGGTCCGCTGCGCGTGACATTCCTGCCGGGCATGAGCGCGGCGTCGATCTCCGCGCCCGCCAGCGCCCCCAAGGCGCTCCCGATCTGCGCTCCCGAGATCGTGGCGCCGAACAGCGAGACGCTACCGAACAGCGAAGGTCCTAGGGCGGAACCCGCCGCTCCTAACAACAAGGATGCCATGTCAGATCCGGAAACTGTAAGCGAGCCGTGCTTGCCAGAAGGCGGTGAACGCTTCTTCGCTCACGCGCCGGTTCTGGCGGGCATGGATCAAGGTGAGACCGCCATGCATGCCGACGTCGCGCTCAAGCAACGAAGCGTTGGCGTATCCGATAATCCCGCAATGTTTGGCAGGCGCGCGCTCCGACCGGTGTGCCATCCGAAACAGCACCACGTCGCCGGGCGCGAGATGGCCGATGTCGGCCGGCTTCAGATGCCGCGCCAACGCATCGCGCAAAGTCTCCGCGCCGGTCGCTTCCGACCAGTCCCGCGCATAAGGCGGCACCGCCTCCGGTTCCGCGCCGCGCAATTCGCGCCACACCCCGCGCAATAGTCCGAGACAATCGCAGCCCACGCCTTTGAGGCTGGCTTGGTGCTGGTACGGCGTGCCGATCCAGTCCCGGGCAGCCGTGACGATAGCGGCGGCCGTGACGCTGTCAGTTGCCATAACGGCTGCCGCCATCCAAGGTCTGGTTCGCGGCCGGGCCCGCCATCACCGCGTCATTGCCCGGCATATAGGGATAGCCGCGGAAATTGACGGCGTTGTTGAACTTGGCTTTGCAGGTAGCGAAGAGCTTGTCGCAGCCGGGCGTGACGGTGAAGGCGTCTCCCGCCAGCACGGCTTGGCTCATCGTTTGCCACAATTCGATCGAGACGATGCCGCCGCCCAGGGCGTGACGCTTGACCTCCATCGCACGGCCGGCATTGGCGCCGGATGTGAAGCTCAACTTTCCGCCCGTGAAATATCCCGAGGCGAAACTATCGAGTCCGGTCGCGGTGAAGCGCCGGCCATCCGAGGCAACCGCCACCGTCCCCGCCGTCGCGACGATCGCGGCCGAGCAGCGCGCATCGCCCAGATCGGCGTCGCACAAAGAACCGAAAGCGCGCCCCACCGGCTGGTTCAAGGCCTGGGCCAGGCCGCGAATCTCGGCCTGGAACGCATGCCCGTTGCGGGTCACCTCGCCCAAGCTACCGGCGCGCATTAACACGCGCTGATCCGGTGCAGACCAGTTGACCCGCCAGATCTCCACCCCGGCATTGTCATAGAGTCCGGCGGCGAGATCGCCCTCATTAAGGGTTGCCGACGACAACGCGCCGGCCAGGGTCAAATTGTCTACCACCAGATCGAGCGAAGACTGCACTTCACTGGCGGTGAAGCCGGATACTGCACTGTATGTGACGCCTTCGAACGTCAGCGGCCGGTCATGGTCGGTGAAACCTTGCACCACGCTGTCGCGACGCGTCAGCTTCCAGCACCAGGCGAGCGTCGTCGCGCCGCCATCGAGATGGGCCTGCAATCCGTCCGGTAGCGTTTTCACAACAGGATTTCCGTCAGAGGAATAGACGGCGCTTCGCCGGCCTGAAAACTGGCCAGGTTGATGGAAAGCGCGTCGGTGTCGAAGCGCACCGGACAGTCGAAGGCGAAACCGGCGGTGATCGCGCCGGTGGCGGGCGCAGTGGTGAACGTGACAAGGCCGGTGGTGGTATCGACGGAAAAACCGCTGGTGATCTCGCTCCCCCCCACCGCGATGCGCACTGTGCCGGTCACCGGTTTGACGATGGCGCGCGTCCAGCTTCCCACGCCCGAAGCATAGGTCTTGCTCAGTTGGAACGCGGTGGTATGGCCATCGGCGGTGCCGACGATCTGGTCGGTCTGCGAGATCGCTACGCCGGGCGCGCAGGATTTAAAGTCTGCGAAATCCTTGAAGCGGAAACCATAAAGCTGCGCGGCTCGCGCCTCGAAGAACGCGATCACCGTGGCGAGATCGTCCAGGCTGCGCACGCCGGAGCCGACATCGAAGCTGCGCCGCGAACCGGCCCATACCGCATTGCGCTCCTCATAACCGGAGCCCAAGGTGACGATTTCGGTCTTGCGGACCGGGCCGCCGGTGGAATGAAACGCCACCGCGAGGGGGAAAGAGACTTCGTGGAAATTCATTTAAACCTCATCATGGCCTGGCAGCGCAGCCGAGCGGGGCGCGACCCGGCTATCCATGCAGCGGGTCACAAATTGCGATTGCCCTGCGCGATCGCCCGCGCCAGCATCGCCGCGATCTGGCTGCCGGGGTTTGCCGCCATCTTGTTAACTTTCAAATTGCCTATCTGTGCGATCCTGCCCGTGAGCGGTGGACAGACAACGTCATC